ACAAGTTGAAGGAGAGTCCTGCCTATGAGGGCGCTACAACGACGGAGCTTTTGTTTGATTTCTTTGACCAGCATTTGGAGTAAGTCTCGTGCCTCGTAAGCAAATGTATCTGGACATAAACTGCGTAGAGGCTGCTAGGCAGCGGATACGTCACGTCTACGATATCTTTGACACGGTTTGCGTTCAGTTTAGTGGCGGTAAAGATAGCACTGCTGCTTTGTATCTCGCAAAAGAAGTTCATGAAGAGCGTGGGCTTGGACCTGTCAAAACGATTTTCCGTGATGAAGAAATCATTTCGCCTGCGGCAGAAGAGTTTGTTACTGAAGTAAGTAACTATGACTGGGTAGACATGGAATGGTACTGTCTTCCGCAAGTTCAAGAAGTCTGGTATATGGGAACTCGTGAACTAGTACTGTTGTGGTCTGCGTTTCGGGAGGAGTGTGGCATGCTAGTCCGAGACTTTCCTCCCAATGCTATCAGGGCAGAACATTTTGGAATTTCAGGGAATTTGACTCTTCCTAAGCGGATGGATGAATACACTATGCAGGGGAAGCGTGGCCGCACTGCGTTTATTACTGGCGTAAGGGCTAATGAGTCGATGGTCCGGTACCGGTCTGTTACTCAGAAGCTCCACGAAAATTATATCAATCGCCCTCAGGGATTGCCTAAGGCAATACCTCTGAGGTTTGCTAAAGTTATTTATGATTGGACTTCTGATGATGTGTTGAAGTTCATTACTGAAGAACATGGTGCTTCATACTGCAAGTACTATGATTACGCCATGTTGGGCGGCGCAAACCAGCGGGTCGGTACGCCTTTGTTTTCTACGGCAGCTAGAAGACTGACTGACGTAGTTAAAACTGAGCCGGAGTTTTATGACCGATTAGTTGAGGCATTTCCTCAGATAGATACTCAGCGTCAACTTTGGGGGGAATATGACATTGAGGCAGTTGTTGATCAGTTTGCCGCAGATGGTTGGTCTGGGGTTAAAGAGTGTATTGAAACACATTTTGTTGACACATCTTATAGACGATTAGCTTTTGCTTTTGCCGATAAGTTTAGAAAGTCTCATAACAAGGATCCTTTTGCTTATCCGATTGATCACTTAGTGCGAACTTTGTTACTCAATTCTGTTGTGGGGAACCCTTCACCGGTTGGTCCTCAAACTATTGCACACAAGAAGAGGATGAAAGCTCTTTATCAAGAAATGACTGACGCAGACAGCCTTGACTTGCAAGACGATTTTAGGTTAAGTTAAGTACATGTACAATTTAGTTTCTCCCGACAAAATACAACCAGCTTTTTGGGGTTCGGTAAATTATGTGGTTTCTCCAGACTTCAATAGAATTAAAGACTCTATTGAGAAGCATGGCATACTTCAACCAATTGTGTGTCAAAAATCCACGGCGTGTATTATTGATGGGTTACATCGTTGGAGAATTGCAAGGCTTTTAGAACTGCAAGAAATCCCTATTGCAGTAGTTGATGTGAGCGATGTTGAAGCGGCGTTACTTCACATCAATATGAATCGCAATCGTGGTGTTGTAGTTAATAAGTTTTTATCAGAACTACTACGAGAGCTATTCTTTGATAACGATATTGATTTGGAAGAGTTTCAAGATCAGCTAGGGTTAGGTGATGAAGAGTTCTTGTTGCTGATGGAAGGTTCATTAATCAAGATGCGTAAGATTAAAGAACATAAGTACTCTCCGGCATGGGTGCCTATTGAATCAGCGACTGGTGAAAATGTTCAAATTGAGCGACCTACAGGTGACCCTGAGTCGTTATGACAGGAGATATAATGGGAATGGAATTTAATGCGTATCAGGTCGGCGCTAAGACAACCGCCATTTACCCCAAGGAATCAGCGGTTGAGTACTTGACTCTTGGTCTTGCTAGTGAAGCAGGAGAAGTTGCTGACAAGGTGAAGAAGCACATTAGAGACAGCGACGGAGATTATACTGATTCAGTATTCCGCTCTGCTATCAGCAAAGAAATTGGTGATGTGCTTTGGTACGCTGCTGTGCTTGCTTGGGAACTTGGTATTGATCTCAACGATATTGCTAAAGAAAATATTGAGAAGCTTTTTGACCGATACGATCGGAATGTGATTAAGGGGTCTGGGGATGAGCGATAAGTCATGGCTTGACCTTGGGACTCGGGTTTCTTCGGAACAGTCTAACAATGAGATTTTGTTAAAGTCTAAAGGTGACTACACTGTTACATTAAGTCCTGTCTTGATGCATGACGATGTGATGGGTAAGATTGTCACGTTCCCTAACCGTTTTATCATTAATAGGGTTAGCTTGGATCAGACGCACCGCATCATGTGGGAAGTTGTGAAGGAACGATACTCGGTTGTCCCTAACTCTAGCATTTTGGATAGGGCTAGAGATATCGTGGCGAAAGCTAACGGTACAGCGTCTTTGCACAGCTGCGGCGTGCTTGAAGAAGGTCGTAAGTTTTTTGTAGCTGTAAAGCATAGCAGCACGAAGATTCTTTCCACTATGGGTGAAGACATTATCGACAACTACATTGTTGTTATCACTTCTCATGATGGAAGCATGCCTGTGTGTTATTACAACTTGGATGTTCGTGCGGAAACTAATTCTGTTTATCGTTTTTCCGCTGATGCAGATTTTAGTTTACGTAAACGACACACCCCGAATGAAACCATTGATCCTATGGATGCTACAGAAGCTTTGACTATGCGGCAGATCTGGTCGGAGAAGTTTGATCTTATCATCAATGATTTTACATCTTCTCACATGTCGTCCGATAAGCTGTTCGGCGTGATGGAAAAGTTCTGGTCAACGCAAGGAGCTTCTTCTGCCAAGAAGCGGGCTAATGCCGAAGATGTTCACGACAAGATCAAAATGATTTATCGCCAGCCTCATAACCTTGGTCGATTTGGTGATACGAAATGGGCGGCATATAATGCTATTATGGAGTACATAGATTTCCATAGAGACATTCCACCCATTGAAGCGGCACAGCATTCTTTAGAGGTAGACAATTATAGTCACCGACTTAAAGTAAATGTCTTTAATGCCGTTCAAGACGCTTAATCAGATTATAATCTCAATCTTTTTGCGAAGACCCATCCCGAGTCCAGCGCAATAGTTAAAAGCGTGGACGGCTGCGTCAACTTGGTCATCGTGTACCCGTGCTTCAGGGAACGAAGATACTTCGTCTAGGAAGTCTGTGTTCCACGCTGCTCGGATTAAACGAACGTTACCGTTGGCTACAGCGGCTGAAAGCGGCTTTGCTCTTGTTGCTTTATCGCCGGTAGCTCTCTGACCTGTAAAGTTGTAGCCTGGGAGCACATATCGAGCGTATTGGTCAATAAGATTTTTACCTGCAGACCCTGGCTCCTGCTCCATCATGATTGGAATTTCTGGACCATCTTCGGCAGCCGTTGCGCGAATGAACTTTTCTACTTTATCGCCCTTAGCTCTGATCCTACGGATATCTAAAATGTAAAACACTCCGTTGTCGAATGCCCCTAGACAGCCCACGGTCCAGTCAGGGTCCGGGTTTGACTGTGTTGGCTCTGATCCAGCCAAGTCCCAGAATCTTACGATTTGTGTATCGTTAGAGAATGAAGGGATCTCGCTGTCGTCTATGATCTCAAAGTTTTCACGGTTAAAAAGCGATCCTAAAGCAGTGGACCACCAGTCACCGAACTCAAGCCGCTTTCTTTCAACAGGGTCTAGCTCTTGAAGAACTGCTCGGTAAGAGGCTGGGTCAATGCCGGGGTTATCGGTCAGCATGGAAGGGATAAAGATTCGTCCACGGTCTTTTCCTTCAACAAGGAACCGCTGCCGGACCCAGTTCGGTGCAGGGTTTGTTGCTGCGCGCATTCTCAATGGTACTTGAGCTAAGGGTCCTGATGCGGGACGGCGAAGACGGGAGAACATGTAGCGGTAGTCAGATTCTCTGATCTCTGTTACCTCGTCCATGCCGATGAATTGAAACTCAGAACCCTTGTATCTGAGGTAGTCGTTGACGTTGTTGAGGTAACCGAATGTTACTCTTGCCCCGCTAGGGAACGTGGCTGTGTAGCTGTTGGCGTTCCAGTGAACGTCGTCGTATTGCATAGTCCAGTCTCTGAAGCGGTCCATGAGGGCGCCGGGTAGTGCAAGGTCAGCGTATGTGCGCCTAAACAGGATTGCGCTGTAACCGGGTACGTCTACGTATTGTAGGGCAGCCATGATGAGGGCACTAGATTTTCCACCGCCTGCGGCTCCACCAAAGAGAACTTCTTGTGCTGTGCTTTTTAGGAAGACTTTTTGTGTGATCGACGGTTCTTCGATCCAATATTCGGAACGTTTTGGTTCTAGGTATTGCCGAATTTTGTTCCAGTCTGGAGCCTCGTTAGACATATCTGCTTGAATCCTTGACTATTTAGATGTAAAGTATAAACATGATGAATTTTTTTAGTCGATCAACGTGCGCCCACCTACTTATGTGTTTTTCTGTGATTCTAATTGGGCTTGGTCTTAGTATACTAAGTTTAGGGTGGGGTTTGGCAAGTGCTGGCCTTGCGTGCGGTATTTATGGGTATCTCTTAGGGGCTGAATAATGGCATGGAATTCCACATCTAATAAATCACTTCGCAACATTGCTGTAGGGCCAGAGGAGCAGAAAGCTGCTCCTATTTCTGTTGGCGCCCCAGTTTCGTACAGCCCTTCTCTTGCGGATAATCGTGGTTATCATGATGGGTGGGACATTGTTAAGGCTTATAAAGAGGGCGTCGCTAAGGTCACTTGGGTGTTTAGAAGCATTGATGTGATCGCTTCAAACCAAGCACGCCTTCCTATGATTTTACGCAAAGACAACAATCCCTTTGGTGAGATTGTCCAAGACGCTGATTTGTTGAAAATCTTCAATAACACTGCAAACCAGGGCGAGAATGCGTTTGCGTTTAGGTATCGTTTGTCTGCTCAGCTTCTCATGAGTAGTCGTGGTGTTTTTGTTGAGATTGTACGAGGTAGAGGTGGTGTACCCATTGCGCTTCACCTTTTGCCTCCTCAGAATACGTCACCTATTCCTGATGTTCAGAAGTTTGTGAAGGGTTTTGAAGTCAAGATTAGTGCACATGAGAAGCGTACGTTGCGTCCAGAGAATGTCATCTGGATTCGCCGTCCGCATCCTTTAGATCCTTACTTGTCGATGACCCCGATGGAAGCTTCTGGGGTTGCTATCGAAGTCGAAAGTTTGGCTAAAATCTACAACAGGAACTTCTTGATTAACGACGGTCGTCCCGGTGGTCTACTTGTTCTACGCAGCGAGATCGCTGACGAGGATAAAGAGGAGTTACGTTCCCGTTTCCGTGGCAATATCGGTAGAGCAGGCGCTGTAGGTGTAATTTCCGCCGATGATGGTGCAGATTTCGTTGATACTGCAGCCAGCCCCCGTGATGCAGCGTATATCCAGATGCGAACAATCACCAAAGAAGAGATTTTGGCAGCATTTGGTGTACCTGAGTCGATTATCGGCAACTCTTCTAACCGTACTTTCGCTAACGCTTCTGAAGAGGGGAAGGTTTTCTGGATGGAAACCATGTCTCCGCACTTGGACTTGATTGCACGATCGTTCGACAAGATTGATCCTACTTACTACATTGATTTCGATACCGGTAATGTTCCCACGCTGGTTTTAGCTAGTCAGGAGCGGGCGATGCACCATTTGTCAGAGTTCCAGCAGGGTCTAATTAGTGTTAATGAGTATCGTCAAGCGGTGAGCCGTAAGCGTGTTGATGGCGATATTGCTGATTCGTTGTTGGCTAACCCGAATCAGACGCCGATTGCGAATACTGAGAAAACGCAGGAGGAGATTGCTGCTGAGCAGGAGGAAGCTGCGGCGGCTGAGGGCGGTGCAGTTCCGACCAGTATTGCTCCTGGCGGCGGTGCTCCCGGTGCAGGTGTTGGTGAATCGTTGGATGCGCAGAGGTCTGCTGCGTTTAGTCAGGATGTTGCTGAGTTTAGTCCTGAGGCTGGCGGGTTTGTCCCTGCTGGATCTGTACAGGGTACTGATAATATTGAGGCTCCTGCATCAAGAGTTCCTAGCGAATCTGCACTATAGTTTATATAATTGCCCGTTTTTCAGTTTATATAAATACGCTAAAGTAACAACCCTCGCCCCGATAACATATACTCAGGGCGCTCTTAGACCTTAAGGAGAGACATGACTTCTGTCGTTATGGAAAATGCATCTGAAAAGGAAGAAGACTTCACTTTTAAGGCCATTTCAGGCCAGATTGGCATTGATAAAGCCGAAGGTATTGTCGAAGCATTTGTTTCAGGTATTGGCAATCGCGATTCAGTTGGCGATGTTGTTATTTCTGGGGCTTTTAACGAATCTTTAAAGCGCCGTAAGCCCCGAGTTGTTTGGGGTCACGATTGGAATCAGCCCATTGGTAAAGTTCTGGAGATTTACGAAGTTTCTAGAAATGATCCAAGACTGCCTGAGAAGATGAAAAATGCTAAGATTGGCGGACTTTACGCAAAGGTTCAGTTTAACCTTAATACTGAACGTGGTCGTGAAGCATTTGCAAATGTTGCATTTTATGGAAATGAGCAGGAGTGGTCGATTGGTTATAAAACATTAACCGCCGATTACGACGCTATGCAAAAAGCAAATATGCTTAAAGAAGTTGAATTATACGAGATTTCTCCCGTACTACACGGCGCTAACCAGCTAACCGGTACTATTTCTGTAAAAGACGATGAAGAAGGTACAGTGACAAAAATGCATATGGATGACAGTGGAATGGGTAAGCCGTCAAATAGAGCCGACGCAATGTCATCAATGATTGGCAATGCGCTTTCTGAAGCTCTCCGCAAGCCGGTAAAAATTATCAGTGTTGACGGAAACTCGGTAATCTTTGAGACGGGTGAAGACATGACATGGATGGCTTCATTCTCAATGGACGAGGGTAACTTAATGGTTAGCAAGCCCACTAGGGTAAAGCCTACTATGTCGTATACTCCTGTTGGCGATTCCGCTCCTCCTTCGATGATGGTTAAAGAGCCTGAAGGGAAGGACGCTGAAGAGCCTAAAGGTATTCGTGACGAAGAAGATGAGCAAGGTACTTGGGCTACGCCTGATATTGCTTTGGCTTGGTCAAAGACATTCGGTTGTTCAGGCGTCCACTCCCATGGTGGCGGCTATCTTCCTTGCGACACTCATGAAGAGTATCTTGAGGCGCTGAAGCGTTTTGATGGCAATGCTAATATTAATTCGCACAACAATTACTTAGCTGGTGTAGAGGTTGAAGAGGCTAAGGATGCTACTGGTGGATGTTCTTGTGGTACTGAAGAAAAGGGCCATGGCTACGGGGAGTCGAAGAAGCCTGAGTATCTTAAAGATCCGATGGCACTGCTTTTGATGGCTTACAATGAGATGTTGAAGCTGCGTGGTGCCGGTAATCTTCGGGAAGCCACGCTTGAGCTTATTGCTGGCGTTGAGGATTATCTGACCGAGGCTCCGATGTCTCGCCCTATGGAGCAGGGCGAAAAAGCGGTTTCTGGTTTTGTGGTGCACGTTAAGTGTTCTGATGATGAGGCTCTTGATGTTTCGTCTGCGCTTTCTGCTGTGCCTGTGTTCTCCTTCAAGACAGATGAGGGTGTGGATGTTCACTTCTCTACGAAGATGGATCATGAGGAACTTATGGTTAAGGTAGCGGATTCTTTGGCTACTTTGGAATTTGTTCCTAGCATTAGCATTACTGAACCCATTGACACCGATGAGGGTGCTCAATAAGATACTCTATAAAGGATTTAGGAGTTTATAATGAGTGAAAATCTTAACGAAGACCTTCAGAAGTTTGAAGAAATTCA